CTAAAATTTCTTTCCCTACAGTAATTGTTTCACCAGAATCAGAAAACCCTTTTGGTTCAAAGTGAACTGTATCGTTTGGAGCATCATAGAAGATTTGATAATCTACAGCATTTGCTAATGCCACTAGTCTTTCCCAAATATCTGTACTATCACATCTAAATTCGGCTATTGTTTGACCGGTTGCAGTTCCAGTTGCTTGTACACTTGCAGTCAAACCTCCGTGTGTTTCAATTAAGTCAGTTGCGATTGCAGAAATTACTCCTGCTTGGGGCCCAGAGTCTTCATAAACAGAATTGACATTCTTTCGGATTAAATCCCACATCTTATCCTTACAAGTTAAATTAACCTTCCCATTTTCTGGCGAGACCTCAGAGATATACCCATCAAATACCTTCAAGTCATCAGAATTAGTAAAGCCAGTCCATATTTGAATTGTCTTTCCCGGTGTAAGTGTTACATCATCCGCTACTGTAGATAATAATGTCATAGTTAGTTCGGAGATAATTGTTTCAGTAGTTCTTTCGTATTCCCAATTAATTACGTTTGCTTCAGTACTATCATCATCATGGACTGTAACTGAATCTATTACAACTTTAGTTAAGTATACCATTAAGAAGTTACACTAGCACCTTGTAATAATGTAAGTGTATAACCCATCTTTCCTGAGTCTGCTGCTGCCTTATTCCATTGGAAAGATTGAATAAATACATTATAAGAAGCTGGGCTTGTTATTAAACTACTTACAAAAGCACTAGAACTCTGTGTACCATCACATATTCCTTCGATAGTTGAAATGAATGTCCTTTGTTCTGCTTCAGTACCTTTAAATATTCCTGTAATTGTGATAACTTTTGTTGTTCCAAATAAATCTAATAATACTTGTGAATCACTATCTTGTCTAGGTAATGGTTGTGCGAATATACCTGAATCTTTTGTATGGTCTTCTGATTGAATATCTCCTAAATCTGTTCCTGCGAGTGTTGCGATTTTATCCTCCTGATTTCATTTAGTAATTCTTTCTGTAATACTATTTGTACTGTACCCTGACTTTTAATATCTTTCAATAATTTTACTATTTCTTTGTCAATCATATTCCAGAGAACCCTCGATTTCCTTTCTTTTGTAATGCTTTGCTAATTTGGTCAGTTAGCTTTCTTATATCTGCATCTTCTCTAATAGTTGGATTATTAATTGTTATACTTGTACTACTATTTCCCTTACCTAAATTACTATTTGCTATAATACTCCCAGAAGAATTTGGAGAAAATAACTCTGGTCCTCTTTCTCCAACTAAATATGTCTCGCTTGAACTAACAGGGCCCCCAGATGCACGTTTTTTAAATGGGTTTAAACTACTCATTGCACTCTTAATAATATCCCAAATCTTTGTACCTAAATTAGCAAGACTCTTTAATCCCTCTACAAATAAATCCCAAATCCAAGTCCCGAAGTCTGCTATACTCTCTAAACCAGTTACAAATAAATCCCAAATCCAAGTTCCAAATTGTTTAATATCTTCCCCCATAGCTACAAATGCTCCTTTAATTTTATCCCAAATCCAAACAATATCATCCCACATAGCTAAGAATGCTCCGCCAATCAACTTAAACAATTTAACTATATCATTCCAGAAGTTTGTGAATCCTATTCCAATTTGTTTGAATACCCATAAGAGTTCATCCCAGAATACAACAAGGGCTGCAACAAGTAACATAATTCCTGCTCCAATTAGTGCCGGTATGAAGAAAAGTCCTGCAATCATTAATCCAGCAACTGCTAAACCTATTCCAATAACAATAGCTAATAATCCCTTCCAAAGTTTAGTATACCATTTATCTGTGTCTGGACTTACTGTTTGGGCAACCCCACCAATTCCACCACCTGCTGCTGCGACTTTCCCAACAAATTCTGCAATACCTTCTGTTAGTGCTGTGATTAATGGAAGTAATGGTAAAAATGCTACAAATACTAATAAACTAATCAGTCTAATTAATGGTTGAAACAATTTAAACACATCAGAGAACACAGACATTAAACCTTTAGAAATTAAATTACCTAATGTAACTGCCTTGGTCATATTCTTTACTTCACGAGTATTCTCTGCCTCTTGCTTATTTGCTTTCTTGTCCTCTTTATTCCCTCCAGAAAATAATCCTGCTCCAGCTGATGCCCCTTTTCCTTTTCCCGTTGGTACTCTTATCTCAAATGCCATTATTTTCCGTAAATCTTTGAATATATTTTAATCCAGTTATCCCAGTATTTCTTTTCATCTTCATTTTGAAAAGCTATTATTGATTCAATTTTATCCATAGGTAAGTTTCTCCAATAACCTGCTCCCTTTCCGAATTTACTCAGAAAGAACCAATCAAGATAATCGTCTTGAAGTTCTTGGTTATTTTCGTGCATACCTTTTAAAAATCCCTTAATCAATGTTTTTTTTTACTGTTAGTAGCTTCTGAATATTCTTCAAATAAATATTCTAAAACTTCATCTGGTAGACTTGAAATTGTTTTCTCGTCCACTGGGAACGGTGCTTCAACTATAACTCTTGCTAATAGTCCAATCATATATCCAATTGAATCAATGTTTCCAGTTGTTTGTGTTCCAACTAGTTTCACGTTCGCATTGGTTTTAACCAAGTCTCTCTTTCCACCTGCAGTAAGTTTCTTCATCTTAATCTTAACATCTTCGTTGTTATAATTAATAGGTACTTCAAAAGTATCTATCACTATCTCGTTGTCGTTAAAACTAATTGAGGGAATTACCTTCTCTTGTTTCGGTGTTTCTTCTTCCATTTTTATCCTCCTGTTTAGTTTGCCGTTAGGCTACTCTCTAAGTGAGAGTTTAATTAAATTAATTATCTGCTGCTTTGGGTGCAGTTTGAACGTCATTTGTGTAAATCGCGGATGTACAAGTTCTAGCCCATCCAGTAACATTTTCCTTTACTAATTCACTAACATTCTGCCCTAATGATTCTTCATTAAGATGAATTCCTGTCAAGTTTATGTCTAGAATATCTCCATCATCATTTGTGAATGTTAATTCCATAGATGCTATTTCTGTTCCAGAACCTGCGTCTGGGGCTGTTGCCGAATTTGTACCATTCATAAAGTATGTCAATAAGTCTGTGTAGTCATTGAATGCTACATCCATACTAATATTGTATTCTCGTTGTTTTCCAATATTTCCTGTCTTGAATCTACTTCCAACTCCAAAAACTGATTCAGCTGAATTACTAATTGTTAAATCAAAGTTTTGAATTGCTGCTATTTTTGTACCATCTGGCATTTCTATACTTCCGTGTGCAAATGTAAATACAGGTTCAGTATCTGCTAAGTTACTAATTTTTGTAGTTCCTAAATTCTCATATCTGTATGAACAATCAAGACTAAACTTCACTGCTTCATTAATTGCTGCAGTGATTTTTGCTGATTCACATTTAGCCCCAACTATCTCACTTGCGAAATCTGTAGTCCCTAATTCAAAACTAGACTTAACCGAAAAACTTGGTACTGTATCTGCTTCTGTGTATGTGTGCGTATATGCTCCGTCCATTCCCTCATCTGCGTTTGCTCCCAATACACCCAATAACCAATAAGCATTACTTAGACTTCCTTCAATAGAAATCTTACCATCAAATTGTTTATTTACCGTTGCTGTTGCATTTCTTGCTCCAACCCCATAAACTCTTTCTGCGTTATTAGAACGACTAACTGTTGCACTTACTCCGTGTCCAAAAGGCATATAAGTTTCAGTACTAGCTGTGTGGCTTGCTGCTGCATTTGCCCATTGTGCTTGGTCTTCAAAAGCGTATAAGAAAACTGATTCTGCTCCGCTGATATAATTATTCATTGTTTTTTACCTCCATTTAATTTAGCTAATTCTCTTGCCTTATTTGCCCAAAATAGTTTCTTCTTTTTTACTTCCTCTTTTGTTAAGACTTTGTGTTCTACATTTGGTGGCAAGGCTTTTCTATCTTTCACCTTCTCTAATTTAACTTTAGATGCCATCGAAACTAAATCTTACCTCCAAATCTTGATTTCTTTGTAGAATCTTGTTTTGTCCGAACTCTCCGATTAAAAGTGGTCCGGTATTTGTTGGGGTAATAAATGCTGAGTAATAGAATTTTTTCTTGTTATCCATAATATCTGATTTGACTGAACTAATCATATTTTCTACGTCCGTTTGGTTTTTATCATAAAC